TTCTTTTCTTCAAGTGTTTCACCCTTCAGTGGTTCTGGTTTGATGAGATCAATGAATTCATATTCAGTTGCCTTGAAGTCATCTCTCCAGTTTGATAATTCATATGACTCTTTCTTAGTGCTATTGCCCCAGTTAGCAGCACCAACTTTACGACACTTGACTAATGCACCAGAAGCATAAGCAGAAGGCCAGACAGAATAACGTGACTTGACCTTATGATAGCAGGCATCCCTTTTCTTTTTCTTCTCTTCTTCTACAATGTTTGCTTCTGGTTCAAACGAATTGTTCTGAGTTACCATTATTGCTTTACCTTTTCTATTTGGATTTGGATCTTCTTTACGTTTTTTAGCAGCTAGTTTATCTCTTTTATCCTTACTCATTGCAGCTCGATCGTCTGCATCACGGCAATATGGTTTGGTTGTTTGACCTGGTTGTTTGGCACATGGTTTTCCATCATATTTACCACCAGTTTGTTTCCATCCCCCACCTTTGAACCAGTCTCTAAGTGAGTATCCTTTGTCTTTGGCAGACTTTCCATCACGTTTTTCAGATATGATCGATTCTGAAACTCCACCGCCATTAGATCCGCCATTAGACCCCCCATTCCCATTTCCATTGCCATTCTGGTTATTTCCATTTGTCGGTGCGTCTATTCCAGTTTCTTCGGGTTCTCTTCCACCACCAGAAAATCTGGCGGTCATCTTCAAACCCTGAGGAATGGGCTTGCACTTCTCATCAGTATAACAGTAATAGTATCCCTGCTTACACTTTTTCATTAATAAAAAAGTAAATTACTCTTTATTATTTAGAAAACCTTGCTTTAGCATTTTCTGAAGTTCTGAAGTAGAACCTACAAAAACTGCATTGTTGGTAACATTATTTGTGGTCTTCTTAGAATCGTCTTCAACGTCTTTGAGTTTCTTCTGAAGATCAATCAACTTATCTGTAGTATCTGCAACACTCTTAATCAACTGTCCTGCGACCTCATATGCTCTTGGACTGCCTCCTTCACCCGCAACCTCCATAATACCGTTGATTGCCTCTTGACCCTTCTCTATGAGGGAATAGAGGTTTGCACGACTATACTCATAGTCTTTCTCAATATCTACATCTTTTGATTTAACAACCTCTGGTTTGGGAATTGGTTTCGATTCAACAATATCACTCGTTGTATTGAGTGCCTCATCGATAGGATCATAATTATTACTCATGACAATCAAACATCCTCTTGTCTAGTAGGACTATACTCTTTACCGTCTCCAAAAGTCTCCCAACTTTCAGTAAATCCAAAATCATCACCAGGTTCTGCACTGATTGGATCAGGAACTGCAGTATATCTCATTTCACGTTTTGCAGTTTGGGTATTTGTATCTGCATACAAATCAACTTGAACCTTACGAATAAGACCTTCGGTGCTTTCTGCAATCGGACCAAACAGATATGTCTTTGCAGTGAATCTTAAGGTATAAATTAGTGCTCTTCTTGTTTGAAAAGATCCCTCATAATCATCCTGGAAATCAATGCTATCGAGAACAACAGGAATATCTCTTTTTTCTCCAATTGAACTTGCAAGATCTACAGTTAGATTGAATGATGGTTGAAAGAATGGGAGTATTTGTTCAATAATTTGAAGAGCGTCATCATTTAATTTTGAGAAGATATTAAGTTCAAATCCTATATTATAGGGTACAGGCATATAAACTTTTTTTGCATTCCCATCATCATCACAAGTTCTGAATGTTTGAGTTACACCAGTTTTTCTTGTTGGATCATACTGTATAGAAGTCATCTCAAATGACATTCTGGGAAGAGTAATCGCAATTGATTTTGTTAATTGCTCTTGTTCTTGTATCTTTGCCAAGAACTTTTGCATTGGTCCATAAGAAAGACCAACCTTGGTTTCATCCAATACACTACCATCACTCTTAGTGTGACGAATTGAAACGTTATTAAATAAAGTTCCGAAAGAAATAATCGTCTTTCTTATAATTTCGTGATAAAAATAAGTTCCTAACATTAATAACTACCAAATGGATTTGACTCTGTAAAATCTAATATATCGTCTGCTTCTGTTTCAATTTCTTCATTTGTGTCATAGGGGTTATCATAACTTTCAGTGTCGTAGTTATTAACAACATATCTAGCCGAAGAAATAGATCCTACAATAACTTCTCCAGTATAAAACTCACCAGTATTTAGTGAAACTCTGAGATCTGTGGATGGAGGAGTTCCTGGGAATGGAGATGTTGTAGTTCTAAAGTCTCTAACTCTTGCTGTTACTCCAGAGGATTGTCCAGTAACAGTTTCATTATAAACAAATGTTCCAAAACCAACGGTGGAGAATCCTGCAATGGATACAGTTGGTGCCACAGTATATCCGACACCAGGTTTGATGAGATTAACTGAATTCAGTTTTCCATCACTGGTAATACTTGCAATACCAATCGCAGTCACTCCAGATCCAACAGGACCACTAATAGTAACTATCGGTTCATCTGTATATCCTTGTCCTTGATTGCCAACAGTAATCTGATTAACGGAGAATTCTGTTGTTGATCCAATTGAACATGTGGCAGCTGCTCCACTTCCTCCACCACCAGAGAATGTAATTGTTGGTGGTGTCAAATATCCAACACCAGAATTTGTAATTTCAATTCTTTCTATAGATTGAACATTACCAATACTAGTAGTAATTGCAATTGCACTTGCTGTAATAGTTCCAATTCCACCAGATGGATCAGAAATTATGACTTTTGGTGGAGAGGTATATCCAGAACCATCATTATTTAAAAATATCTCTGTGATAGATGATGCTGAAATTGTAGCAGTTGCTGTTGCTGTTACTGCTGTTCCAACAAGATTGAGAGTTGTGATGTATCCTTCATCTTCTACAGTATTATCAACTTCTTCAATATTGGTATCAATAAGTTCATTCTCATATTCATAAAGTTCACAACTTAATTCATAAGTATAATTTTTTCCTAATTGATAAAAAGGTTTTTCGGATTCAACTCTTTTAATTTCAAATAATCGTTCACCAAGTGGAAAATAAATTAAATCTCCTTCTTTGGGTCTCGTAATTAAATCTGCAAATGTATATTCGGTAATTCTACCCTCTCTAATTCCAGAAGAAATACCCTCCAAGAATGGTGCAATAAATTCTTCATATCTTTCTCTGGATATAGTCAAACTTATTTCATTTTTTAGTCTAAGACCAAACTTGGTCATAATGTCACTATCTGGAGCATATCCATCATAATTATTGATGTATGCTTCCATCATAAAAACATCATCAAATTTTGATGACTGTATTTCCTTAATAATGTCATCAGTCTTAAATATTTTTCTGGGTAGATAATAAACGTCTACACCATATATTTTTAACTGCTCATTAATCAAATCCTGAACAAGAAACTGTTCATTATTAGATCCCTGCAGAAAGAATGGATTTAGTGCCATAACTATTAACCAATAAGATCCATGGGTGGAAGTTCATAATCAGAAGACATTTTTTGTCTTATTTCATCCAACTCCCTTTGACCATCTTCGTAAATTGCTCTACCATTTAATTCAACTCCACCTGGAAGTTTAACACCCTGAAACTTAATTAAATTCTGTCCCCACTGCTTTTTAATAGCAGCAGTAAGATATCTTTTTACAAAACTATCATTATATACTTTTGAGAAATTTTCTGGGTCCATTGCCCTATAACATTCTATAACCAAGTAATTACCTACGGTTTGCGACTCCCAATCAATATCAAGATATAATCTATTTTGCCTCTGGTTAAATCTGACTTGCTTATCAGTAGTTAATAACATATCAATATCTTCAAGATAAGTCTTAGTCATCGAATATTGCAATAATTCAACAGAGTTGAAATAATACAAATCATTCAAGAATAACTGATATTTGATGCTAAACATTCCTCCAGAAATACTACTAGTATCAAACTTAAATATTTTTTCAATACCAATTACTGAATCTGGAACTTGAATAAAATTAGATGTTTCGTAAAAATTAGAAGTTACTGTACCTAAACCAGCAATATTTGTTGATGTTCCTGTTGTGGTAACAATTCCAACACCGGTTGTAGTTACACCAACAGTTCCACCACCAGCACCTCTTCCCCTATCAATATCCTCTTGAGAAATTTTGTATTTTAAATATGTTTTCTCTACACCATCAAAATGTCTTTCATTAAAATATTGAATTGTATCATCCAATAAATCATCAACCTGCTCATCTGCAACATTAATTTCAAGAACAGGTGCACCAAGTTGTCTCAGACAATAATCTTTTAATTCTTGTCTGGTTGTTGGTTTTGCCATCAGTAAATACCTCCATCAATCAATCCAGCTTCAAGTGTTCCTGCCACAAAAACATTATCTTGGAAAGTTGATACTCCAACAAATGTTGATAATCCAGTAACTGTTAAATTATTGGCAGTGCTTAACCCAGTGACACCAAGAGTTGCAATAGTTGCAATACCCGTAATGGTGGCATTTCTTAGAACAATTTCATCAAGTGTTATATCATCAGCAACATATAAGTCACCTCCAACATAAAGATCACCACCAGTAGTCGTAATGCCACCAGATGATGCTAACGTAGTGACACCAACAACATTTAATGTTTCACCAATATTAGTAACATTAAGTTCGGTAAACCCGAAAATGTCAGCATCACCATTTACATCAAGTAATGTTCCTACTGTGGCAATTCCAGTTATATTCCAATTTCTTGCTTTTGCCTCATCATATACTATATCATCAGCAACATATAAGTCACCACCGACATAGAAGTCTCCACCAGTAGTAGTGATACCACCAGCAGATGCCAAGGTGGTTACACCAACAGATTTAAATGTTGTATTTACTGTTAAATCATTTAAGATATCGACTGCAGCATTGATATCTACTTGAGATGCAAATGTTGCAATACCTGCAACTGAAAGACCTTCACCAATATTAACTCTTTTGCCAATTCCAACTCCACCATTGACAATTAGAGCACCACTTGTTGTCGTTGTTGACTGTGTGGTATTAGAAAATGTTACGATACCAGTAATATTCAAAGATGACGAATCAATCGTATCCGTCATAAAGAATGTTTCTGTGGCAAGATCCCATACAAGGATCATTCCATCTTCATTCTTTCTCGTAGAATCTACATCACTTAAGTTTACTAATCGTGTAGGTGGTGCTGATGCATTAGATAAAACCCGGATTACATTCTGAGAACCAATCCTATCGTTAATATTCGGCATTACCTGGTTACTCCCCCTCGTATTAGTGCTGTACCTTCAACAGCTTTATACTCTCTACCAGCATTTAAAATTTTCACATCATATACATATCTTCCAGGTTTTAAACTAACCGATTGGTTTGCGGTCAAAGATATTGAAATAATACCCAAATCTGGACTGGTTACAGTTGATCCAAGAGATACTGCATCAACTGCTCCATAATGTTTTCTAATTTGTGCAGTTGTTGATGCATCAGTTAAAATCAAAGGAGAATTTGTTCTAGTGTCCTCCAACTGAAAGGATGTATCAAAATCATACCCTTGTTCGATCACAATATTGGATACATAAACAGCCATTATTTTATGATGCTAATATACCTCTAGCTATTTATATTAATTCTTTAGGCTAGTTATTTTTAAGAAATTCTTTAAGTAGTTCTTTTATTTCATTAATATCCTTTTTCATAGCATCCAATTCTTCTTTTTGAGATTTTTCTTTTTCTATTCTTTTCAACCTCTGATTGTATCCAATCGTATCATAATTTAAAATTGCTCCAGTATCCTCATCTCGATAAAGATGAGGATGATCTTTTACTTTAGATAATTTCTTCATTTCAATGCAATAGTTCTGAGATCTCTAATTATTGGATAATTTGCTTGATCCGTTGAAGACATAACAATTTTAATTCTATATCCACTGAAGTCATCTAAATTATTTGCAGTAAATTCATACTCCAAGTATTGATCTTTTTCACTTGCTGGAACCCTAACATCAGGTCTTCCATCATTTAATGAAGCATCTACAACTTTCAAGGAACCTTCGGAAGTTGCCTCAAGATTATTGAATCCTGGGAAAAGTTCAAAGTCTTGTTCAATTCCAACGGAATCTTCTCTAACTAAACTGTAGAGAACTCTAATGTCTGCTGGATCTGGTCTATAAGCAGTTAACAGAACTTTAAGGGACGATGCTGGTTGTGCAAGACTTATTACATTTGAAACATAAATTGCATCGTGCGAATCATTGTCAATTGAATTAGTAGAAGAATCTGTAGCATAATTTGTTACAGGTCTGTTTATGGCATCTGAAATAAATTCCACTGTAGAATCATCTAGAAACACCATTGGTGAAAGATTTTCATCAGTGGTATTCAATGTCAATGTAGAATTAAATGATCTCTTTCCAGATACATTAGTAAATGCGGATTGATTTAATTCATTTACTCTGGAACAAACCATACGAACAGAATCTAATTCGTTCTCTTGATTTGGAATTACAGATTCTACAGTATTTTGGAGATCAAAAGAAACTTCACTTCCACTAATACTGGTTCCTGTAGTGGTCCTTACATTTGCAGATACAGAAGTTTGTTTTCCTGGAGATAAGATATTAAATCTTGGATTGATTCTATTGAAAATAATATTTTCAGATGCTTTAATTTCATTACCACCACCAATCAGTTCAGTTGCAAATGATAATTTTGGATATGTGCCATCTGTTGATCTGTCAAGTCCAATTGCCTTTCCTTCAATAGATGATGTTGCACCTCTATCAATTTCAATATAATATGAATCATTTTCAATTCCAGTATCGGAAATATCATAAATTACATTATTAATTCTTCTAAGTGAAATTCCATTAAATTCATATTTTACTATTTGATCATTGATATCATGATTTTGAGCAATTCCTTCAACTGCTCTAGAACTAATAGTCAATTGATTTGATGTTGCAGAACTATATCCAACAATTTCATCACCAATTTTCACATATCCAATATTAGTGGTATCAACACTGTGACCTTCAAATGTCTCAAAAGAAGTAGAATCTTTAACCTCAATAATTCCCGATGCACCAGTTGTAGAAAGAAGTTGTGCTTCTAATGTTGATGGTGCTACATCAGAAGTAACATCACTCAATGTCAATTTATTATTATTGGCATACATTCCATGATTAAAATGCTGCACTTGTAAATAATTTCCGGAGAAAATACCACCGTCGTCCGTAGAACTTAAAACATCAGTATTGGCAAGAGAAACTGTGGTGGTATCAGTGTCATAATAAACCAAATCTCCCGTTGGAATCGAACCCTGAACATTTGTTAGATACAAGGTATCAACATCACCACTAGCAGTAACTGTAATAGTAGCATTTCTACCAGTTTCACCTGAACCATTTACAATTGAAACAACGTCTCCAGTTGCATATCCGGTTCCCGGATTACTAACAGTTATTCCAGTAATATTTCCATTAGCACCAACACTACCAATGTTTACTGTCAATCCACTACCAGTTCCAAAAACATTAGTTGTGCTTCTTACACCAGTTGTATAATTTAAACCAGCATTAGTTGCTGTAACACTAGAAGCACTGCTTCCTGTAGAAACAATAGTTGCAGAAGAATTTCCTGCTCCTGCAATTCTTCTACCAGTAGTCAAAATACCAACTAATGCATCACTAGAGATGATTGTAGTAATACCAAGAGTTACATTTTTTGGTAATGCTGTAAGTGCATTTTCCTGAAGTGTTGGAATATATCCATTACTAGAATCGAGTGGAGGATTTCCAAAATGTACAATGCCAGTATTTGCTGTGAATTTTGCTTTATAAAGTTTAAACTTGAGATCTGATTCTTGTGCAGGAGTCCATGTAGACCCATTCTGTGATTTAAACAAACTTCCAAGTGCAAATTGTTTAGAATATACCAATGCTTCAGAATTTGGAAGATTTGCAGTTTCAATAGTTTTCTCTCCCATTTTTCCGGTCCAAACTTCATATTGGTCGGTATTTGGTGCAAGTAAAACTATTGCATATTCTTGACCTGGTGGAAGATAAATTGGTTGGTCAAATGTTACTCTAGTTGCAGTTTGTCCATCTTTTGAAGTTGTAATATCACTAGGTAATAAAGTTTTTGGTTGTCCAATTCCATTCAGAGTTGGAATTCCAAGTTCAACTGTTCTTATGTCAACAGTAAGTGGTTCCTGACCAGCTGGTTTTGATGCAAAGAATAAATCTACCTCAGTCAAAAATACTCCATTATCATCATCACTATTACCATTAAAATCTGGTGCCTCAATATCTCTACCAACAACAAAAGTTTGTGCTAGTGGATCTCTTCTTCTCCTTATTCTTGTTATGGTTCTAGTTATAGTAGTTACTTTTTGTGTTACACGGAAAGTTCCATTTGCAGTATAAGTATCACTACCAGAGGAGATAAGTGTGCTTCCTGGCAATGGAGCTTCATTAGTAGAACTACTGGTCAATGTATAAGTTTTCTTTCCTGTCAAGATTCTTGGATTTGGTGCCGGATTTACATGTGGATTCTTGATAAAGAATGATCCAAACAATGTTCCGTTAACATCAGAGATAAATCTCAAATCTTTGACGTATGCGATTGCACCACTAGTTTGTCCAACAATCTTTGCACCCTTTTCCAAATATCCATTGAAACTTCCTTGTGCTTCCGATGTCAATGAAACAAGATCAATGTTTAGTGTTTTGGAAGATTGACTATATCCAGAGGATATAGACTCAGATGTTACATATGGATTTGTTGTATAAGTTGTTTTTGGAGAATTAAATTTTCCGGTTTTGTGATTTGATGCTGCTAATCTAAATGTTCCAATTCTTTTACTATTATTGTAGACTCTTATAGTCTCACCTTTTTGGAATGCCGCATTTGAAGAACCATAATTTTGCAACGTATTAGAATTTGCAATCTCAACAAGTTTTGGAATAAAGTCTACATTACTATGATTGTCTAAGAACTGATAATGTCTTGCAAGAGGTCTGAATAAAGTTCCAAAAACAGCAACATTTCTAGAACGAATATACTTTTCTCTCCCAGAGCTAACAAGAACTGTATTGACATTAGTGCTCGTGCTGACTATAGTTCTACTACGACGACCGGTTCTAGTTCTTCCTCTTCTAGTTCTTTCAACTACAAGTGGTGTAAGTTTAATTGTTCTTACCCATGTATCGGCATTTGGTGAAAGATTAACTATACCATTATATTCAATAACATGGAAAGGATTAACATTTTCGACACGAGTTGCAAAGGATTGATTTAACCATCCCACCGAATCATATTTTAAGGTAACTGCATTTCCAGTCTTTTGTACGTTTGGATCCAACAAATCATAATTTTCAAATAAATCCAATTCATTTTCTGCAATTTCTACTGCGGGAATTGCTCTTTGTTGAAGAGAATTTCTGAATGAAACTGGTCTAAGTTCTCCATTGTTAATATCAGCAGTTGTTAAACTATCATCTGATAAAGACTTATCATTAAAGTCATCTACAAATATTCCACTCTTGAATCTATTATTTCCTTCAGAATCCTCAACTCTTAAAGATTCTGTATTAATTTCAAGTAAACTTAAAGAAGTAACTCTTTCTAAGTTTTCGACTCTATCTTCAATTTCACCAATATCTCTCATAGTATATCTTCTATTGTCAATCATGCTAATTTCAGCATCATCGACATCATACAAATATGCTGGCAGATTAATTTCTGCCAATTGCATAAGATCAATATTTTCATTTGTTGGTGCTACAGGATCTTCAGAAGAAATTCCTTTTCTAACAACAACACTTCCAAATTTATCAAGATATATTCTATCAATTCTAGGAAGATAGAAATCATATCCAATTAATGATCCTTCACCTGGTTTTAATACAAATTTTGGATCTGTTCCAAAATTCCTTGATGAAAAATCAAATGGTGATGATGTTGTTACAGAGAAATCTTGAACTCTTGGTCTAAAGTCTAAGGTATCAGATGCTCTGACATTTCTTGGACCAATGTCTGGAATATCTTTAGAGAATCTATCTGACCCATAACTAAGAACAGTAAATACATCACCATTATCTGATGCTGGAATTGTATAATGGTCGTATACAATTAAAAGTCTTCTTTCTGGAACTTGAGATCCAACTCTAACAATTCTAGAATAGTCATAATATTCATCTTTCTGTCCTTTATCAAGAATATAATTATTTGTGATATTTTTATATTTGCCGAAAGTTATTGCTTCTACTGTAGAAACAATATTGGATTCTTTAAATGTTACAGTCTCTCCCAAGTTGAATGTTTGATCATTCAAATAAACAATACCAAGATTATTTGAAGGGACTGATGGTGTTGAAGATGCATTTAATACAATTCTAGCTAATGCACCACTATCTGAACCAATAATATCTTCACCAATAATCGCATCAGTATCTACTTGAGATATTGATGAAAATTGCAATCTATCTAAAATAGGATCTGCTGTATTGGTTGATTCATATACTGCAAGAACTTTGGATACATCAGGAACATTCAAAGAAACTTGATCATCCTGAACTCTCAATCCATAGAATGAATTATAAGTCAATCCATCGTTGATTGAATCACTGGTTGCAGCACCAGAACGAGCAAGTGTAGAAAGATTTACGATATTTAAAGAACTTCTTGTATATTCTTTAATTTTACTCTGAATACCATTTTTTCTGAGTGTTGTATTGACAACAACATTACTACTCTGACTTGGTAACAGACCCTCAATAGTTACCGTATTTCCACTTAAAGTAAATGCATCTGGGGTTATTGTTCCAATGCCACCACCATTGTAGTGAACAGAATATCTTTCTTGATCAAATGCTTCAAAAAATGCACTAGTGATTCCAGATACATTTCCAAGATCAAATGTCAATTCTCCATTTACATCTGTTGACTGACCCGTAAGTTGTCTAGTTACTGATAATTGTGAATCAGAAAGATCTACAGATGAAACATTAGAGTCTGGAAGATTTGCATAAAGGAATGCATTATCATTATTTTTTAATTCTGGAACTGCAAGTTCAATATTATAAGTTCCATCAGAACCTTTTCCTCCATCAAAAACACCATTTACAGTAGAAATACCAACCACTGTAACTGTGGTTAAATTTCCACCCACAGAATCAACTCTATTATATCTTAAATTAGTTCCATCTTGATATTTTACAATATCACCTTCTTTAATATCAGTGAAAAGTTTTCCTGGACTTGTAAAAACACCTGTAGAATTTACAAAGTTTGCTTGACTAATTCCGTCAATTTGTTTTTTACCGAGGACACTATCTGCCTGAAATACTGGATATCCTGATGCATTTTGTGCTACAGATTTAATATCTCTGATGCCATAGACTTTAAGACTACTTACAGTTAAAGATACATCAACACCATTAACAATTAATTGCTCATCTTCTACAAAATTACCTGAGGTTTGATATAAGTCTAATGAAGTTCCGTTAGCTGCCGAAACAACAAATCCACTTGCTCCACTACTCTTACCTTTTATGAAAGATGTTTGTGGAATTTCTGCAGTGGTTACACTTCTATTGAAAGTTAGAGTAGTATAAGTCTGAATATCATAAAGGAATAAATCCCACTGAGTTTCTGCATTTGAATAAGCAGAATCAGTCAAATTGAAAGTATATACTCTTGCCTGTCCAATAACCTTTTGACCGGATGTATCTGCTTTAAATTGTGTTTTTAACGTTACAATATCGTTTTCTTTTGGTGCACCGGAAACATTATTAACTCTTAGAAGATGTCCCATCTCAAAAGGAACACTTACATTAGATACATTTTGAGTATCTCTTGGTTTTTCTACATCGATTGTCGATGTTTCATCTACCTCAACATCATATCCTGCAACATATGCTTTTCCAGGTGAAACCTGGATACACATCAAATCATCTGATGGAGTATTTCTTTGTTCTGTAGTTTCGTTTTCTAAGAACAATCCATCATTATCAATTCTATCATTCAATGATTCAAGAATATCTAATTCAAATTCATCAACAGTATAATGTCCAGATTCATCAAAAGTTCTTTCTGCAAGATAGTCTCTAATAATGTTGTATGCAGTTTTATTAACTATTTTCTTTATCTTGCCATCATCAACTCTAAGAATTTCTATGAAGTCGGTATCATTAAAATCTGATAATGATTTTTTTGTCAGAGTTAATGATATCTTAAATCTATCAGCACCTGGTGCTGCATAGTTTGTGAATCCTTTTGCATTATCATATAAAGTATCATCATCTTTAGCACTAACTATTATTTCATCTATTTTTAATCCAACTCTATATGATGGAGTATTTGTATAATAATCTAATATAAGTTTTTGTTTAGAAACATCAGCAAAAAATCCTCTTACAAAATAAACACCATCATCAATAAACACTGCAGAACCTGTTGCTGTTGCATCTAGATCAATAAGTGATGCAAAAGAAGTTCCAGAAGGAATCGTAATGCTACCATAGGTAACATTTTCACTTGCAATCAATGATTCACCATCTTGGAAAACTGAGTTTTCAGAATCAGTTCCTGCTTGAGAATATTTTACGTATATTGTTATATTTTCTACTTCGTCACTTTCACTGGTTAAAACTACATCTTTAACTGTAGCAGTTACTCCAGAACTTTGACCTGTAATAGTTTTTCCAATAAAATTTTTAATGTATATTGAAATATCTACTCCCAGATTAGTAGCATTTAACTTTACTGCAGAGTATTCATTATCATACGTAGTAGATCCAGGAATAACCATGGATCCTTCTTTGAAAATATTTTGACCAAAAGACTCTACTTGATTCTGTAAAATTGACTGAAGAGTTGTTAACTCTCTAGCCTGAACTGGAAATCCTGGTTTGAATAAAACCTTGTAAAAGTTTTTAGATTCATCAAAATCATCATAATATGGACTGATATTTAGATTGGTTTTTTGTGCCATTAGAATTCCAGAATAATTTTAACGTCTTCTTTTTGCCTAGAGTCTCTTTGAACTTCGGGTCTATTATCAATGTAAATTACATCCCCTGTCTTTTTATTTATCTCAGGATTTGCAAGTCCATTTTCAAAATTAACTCCCAGATTAATTTGTTTAGCATTGATAGTAATCACACTTCCCGATAAAGAAGTATCAACTTGTGACACTCCTCCAGATTGAGTAAAACTGATGTCAGAAGTATTAAATGTGGTAATACCTGATGTATTGCTATTCTCTACTTGATTGAGTTTATTGCCAAAACATAAAGATCTATCTTGATAATATTTTAAAATCTTAGTTTCACTATCAAAAGATGCAACATAACCTTTTGCCGTAACATTATTACCTTGATTTTGTCTAATTTCCTCCCCAATAGTTACTGTTCTAGTACTACTTAAACCAACAGCAAAGAGTGATGAAAATGCATTTCCTGTAAAGGTTGTTCCTGCTCCAGAGAATGTTTCTGGATTTTTTAAGATGCCAACCTGAGCAAACTTTGTATCTACAGGAAAATCTTTTGTAGAATCATCAAATCTTGCATATAGTAATACTTTATCAGTTCCTAATTCTGTATACACATCATATCCATGACCTTTAGATGGTGGAATAATTGGTATTAATTTTGCCCCTGATCCAGAATTTGAACTTAAATCAACAATCCCATAAGTGTAACCTTTACCACCTTTTGTTACGGTAACATCTGTTATAACACCATTAGTTGTTGTAACAGAAGCTTCACCACCAGTTCCATCACCCAAAATATCATGAGTTAGATTACTATAATTAGATCCACCTTCTTCTATGTAAATTGTTTTTATTTGATTTTCATTGGTATCTGAGTTTCCACCATCTCTAATGATCTGAATATCAGTCTCTGTTGTAGTTGCCCAGTCATTTGGAACGACAATAAATTCTGTCGAATCAAATTTAATAATGTCTGATGGTGCAACTTTGAAAAGATATTTCCACACATATCCGTCAGAATAGGAAACGGGTTCTACATCAGTATGTGTTGGTTCTAATGATGATCTGGGAACAGTAGGAGAAACTCCAGAAGTTCCATTTTCAATACAAATATAGACTTTAAAGTCACTTGTAATTACATAGTAATTTGCATCATATAATTTTAAAGCCTTACTGACGGGTGCTGGATTATTCCTATTAGTGTATTGGCCATAGTCATGCCTATACATATCATACTGATTATTTGCAATCCATTCTACTTTTCTTACAACTCTTCTAGCATTCTCTGTGGTAACTTTCTTACCAAACAAACTAGTATCCCTATAGTGAGATAAATGTTGAAAATTATCTACAGGATTGTTAGATGTGCTTGAATTCCAATTGTCAGTTCTACCAAATCCAGTGGCTTGTGGATTTGATAAACCAAGAAAAGCATAATATGAATTATTACTGATGGACTCTACAAAAGAACCAGCATTCAATATTCTAAATTGATCTGTTATGAACGCGGACATATTAATAGCTTTTTAGATATTTATACAATAATATTAATTTTCAATTATTCTTCTATTTTTGGAAGAGCACCTGTTTGTCTTAGATTAATTCCACCTCTTCTTTGAATGGTTGGATATGTTGAAAGTCCAGAAACAATATTTCCAGTAACACCAATAGATATTGGACTTGAAGATCTTGTTCCTCCGGACAGTCTGCCCCATGAATATTTTCCAATTGGATTAGATGTATCTCCAGCACCAACAATACTAGTAGTATTGGTATTAGAATCAATATTACAAGTCAAAATTCCCACAGAGTATCTTGCATTCAAAGAAGAATATGTCCACTCGGAAATATAATAAACATTATCAACGCATGTCGTTCCAATACCAACAACTTCAGAATCAGAATTATTAATTGAGGTGACTCCACTACCAACTTGGGTATCATAAATGTAAATTGGATATCCAGTTGTCAATCCAACAAATGGTAATGAATTTAGACTCTTTACTTTATCATCAACTATTGAAAATTCAATTGCCAGATTTCCACCATTCATTGTTGTTGAAATACCAGTTACAATTCCAGAGAAACCTTGAATATTATTAAATTGTGTAATATTTTCAACAAGACCAGTTGAATATCCAACAGTAGAAATTCCATTAATAACTAATGCATCGCAAGGTGTAGAACCATCTGGATATGGTGTCTGCGGAGCCTCTTCAAGATTTCTATTATCTTCATATTCGAAGAGTTCTACATTATCGACAAATATATCAGTATCTGTCGTAGAAACATCTTTAATAATTTTTGCAGTTGGGAAGATTAAAGGTTCTAATACATCTCTCGACTTACTTACAAGTTCACCATTAACCTTTTTATCCGTCTTTTGTTTTGTCCAAGAGAGAGGTTTGAAATTAATCTCATCAATTCCTTGGTCAAAATATCTGTTGGTCTCAAATTTGTCGGAGAATGCTAAATTGTAAACTGTTCTTTCATTTTGAGTGACTGTGTTCTCAATATAATTGTTGCTTATTACTTGAACAATATCACCAGTTTTTATTGATGGTTTTTGATTTACGTTTGCACTGGAATCAACACCATCAACACCTTTATAATAATAAATTTCAACTTCATCTGATGGTAATGGTGCTTTGGTAAATGCAAATGAAGTTCCACCATCAAATACAAAGTTAGTCACCGGTTTTTGAATGATACCATTTACAAAGATAATCAATATATTATTGATATTTTCTGCAATTGGTGTTCCTGGAGTTGGTTCAAAACTGAGAAGTTCTCCATTGTACGAAAGTGGGAATCTAATTCTTGTTCCGTTTTGTAAATTTTTAATCGAATCAATATAATCAAGTTCACCGAATTCCCAAGCAGCAAAATTATCACTATAAGTATCAATAACAGTAATTTCAAAATCTTGCAAAGGAGAATTGAGTGTTGAGGCAGTAACTAAACCAACTGGTTTAAATCTATCACCCCTCCTGAATGCATATCCAGGTCTTGAGAACTGGAAGTCTTTTACTTCAAAGTAAGTAGATCCTATGCCTGTTGCTGAGGTAGCACCACCAACTATGACATCCATCAATAATCCAATACCAGTAGTTGTTGTGTTACCAATACCTTCTCTATAAACACCAGTAATAGGGAGATTTGAATATGATGGATCAGAAACAAACACCTCTGGATTTACATAATTAGTTCCAGCAGAACCGACAGTAAACGATAAAGTTCCACCAATACCGATAGAATCAACTGAAACTTCTGCTCCTGTGCCAGCACCACCACCAGGTCCTACATTAATCTGAACCGTATTTAATGTAGTTGCTGCAATTGATACTTGCTGATTGTGAATTGGGTCTCCACCAGAAACACCTCTTCTTTGCTTTGTCTTGGATACTGCTCTTGGATATGCATGGTTTGATGCATGATTGTCTTTAGAACAAGTAAATACCAATCCACCATCATTAATACCAATTGTATCTGATGTTGTTAGTCCATGACTTGGGATAGTAAGAACTAAATCACCAGTTATAGAGTTATAAACAGCATTTGTAGCAGTGTGAGTTCCACCACCACCATCAGTGATTGAATTTGCTACAGAACTTACAAATGTATGATCATATTCCAGGTCTACTACAGTTACTCCAATAGAAACTAACCCATTGTATCCAGATCCAAGATTATCAGTTGCTCCCAATCCAACAGATATAAATGTTCCTCCAGCACCGACAACAGCAGTTACAGAAGCACCAACAAGTGGTGCAAATCCAAGTCCTGGTGTAGATCCATATGAAACAATAATTCCACCTCTAGGAACCTCATTTTGGTTAACATCATAGTCAGAAACCACATATTGAAGTGGATCATCTGGTCTAGTAATTCCAGAGAATGATACACTAGATATTCCTGCTACAGTATCTTCTAAAATTTGATAATTAAATACTGATGGGTTATTATCAGTTTTTGGTGATTGATAAATGTTGTTGATAAAGACAAGTCCATTACTTCCCTCTGTTCCAATTCCGGCTGTGTTAGCACCACCAACTGTTAAGGTAAATGTTCTTCCTATTCCTGTGAATTTATCTGATATGTCATCATAAATTTTATTATTATCATAATTTGATTTCAGGAATACTCTACCGTTAAATGATGAAGTTTCATAGTCCACATTAGATTCTGTTTTATCAATTTGAGGATTACCTCTTGGTGGTTCTGTAAAATGAATATCACTATCAACAATATTAAATGCTCCTTTGTAAACATCTGCAGTAGTAGAACTTGTATGAGTCGCAGCAGAGGTTCCTACAAATCCTCTTTCAACTTCAACAAGTCTTACGTTTCCACTATCGGTAATAGGACCAATACTTGTCGTTCCAAATCCAACATTAATCACTTTCATATATTCATCATCAACTAATAATATATCAGTAGGATTAAGTGATGAAATCCCACTCAAAGGAACAATGCTTGTATTAATTCCCAAGTTTTCTGATAAACTATGACTTATTCTTGAAAATGCTATCGGATATTGAACAAGTTTATCAACACTAATAATACACTTAGTGCTTCTTTCCTTCATGGTAAATCTATGAGCATTTCCTTCACCAAGAGATGAGAAGGTTACTCCAGTACCACTTTGAGCTGCTGCAGTTGTTATTGCAACTTTAAAGGAATCCTCATTTATCTTAATAGCATATACTGTGGAAGGTAAAACATCAGTTGCATTGGTCATCATGGCACTAGTGCCGACTCCAACAATAGTTGAATTTGGAGTATAAATTAATTCTTCACCAGTCTGGAAGAAATGATTTTCTATTGTAAATACACCCGTAGTTGATGCAAGTGCAACAGAATTTGGATTAAATTGTTTTGAGAAAATTGGGATCTTATTATTTCTCAATGTAAATCTAGTTCTATTAATTCTATCTCCATTAATCGCATTGTAGAATTTTGCATCAACACTGTCGGTCACAGGACCATAAACTAAATCTTCATAATCATTGAAAGAATCTACTACAGTGTAGAAAGATTTATTGAAGATTTCAATATCAATTTGTTGATTTTGATCATCCGGATAGAATTTTAATAATAAATTAGATCCAGATATTTCACCTCCAAATGTACCAAGTCCAGCCACATCATCAAGATTATCTGTATTAGATGCTGAAAGAATTGGTAGTTGCTGAGTATAAACATCAGTTCCATCAGAAACCATCATGACTTGATGAAGTGCTTTGGTCGATCCTGCACTTACTTGAACTACAGATTTTAAAGAATCAAACAGTGTTTTATCTAAAGAATTAATTACTGTAGATGCAGAAGATACTGTTGATTGATAGTTTGAATCATAAATTACACTTCTTTCTTGTCCATCTGCTTGATCAAGTGATTTAAATCTATATGTGCCTATTCCAGTTGCAGTTGCACCAAATCCAACAATGTTAGTTTTTATATTGAGTAAATTAGATGAAGTATTTTCGTGTGTTATTGATAACACTCCATTATCCAAATTAGAATAGAAAGTGCCTATTTGATTTCCTGTAGATGAGTTTAGTGAATTATCAATATAATATTCTGAAATATAAGTGTTTGTTCCATCATGTGCAACATATAATCTTGCATAGTTCATGTCAAATGTCACACTATCCAAGATTACCGCATTAATATAAAGAGATTCAAAAACATTTGAGTCAACAGAAATTATTGTTGTTGTGCCCAAACCAACATTAGTATTTTCTGTAACAATAGATCCAGTTAAATTTACAAATCCAACACTCTGCGTTCCGACTCCAGTTGATGGTGTATTGAATATTTGTTTGACATATTTGACATCATAGTTTGTGTTGAAAGGATCATTTGGAGTAAATCTTAAAAATGTTTCATCAAATTCATTTTCAAATATATCAAAACTTCCATATGGAGTATCAGAATTTTGTAATGACTCATTTTCAACTATAACAGTTTCAGTTCCATCACTTAAAGTAGTAACATCCGTTAATTGAATTTCACTACCATCTTCACTGATAACTCTAAACAAATAGTTTGTATATAAAAGATCATCGACTTCATCAATTGATAAAAATTCAGTATTTTCTGCTTCCGAATTTGAGAATAGATTGCTAATATCATCAATTGATAATACATTGAGGTTTCTCAATTCAGCATAATTGGTAAGCCTTTTATTCTCAAGTTTTAGGAATTTAGAGGTTGAATTAGTAACATCTATATCAATGGTGTTGTCAAAGTTATTAATAGTATCTACTCTTTTTTTATCAACAATATCGTAAATAAGTGTAAATCCATCTTTTGGAGTTGTTCCTACTCCTGCTGATACAGAAGATGTTATTGCAGTATCGGCAAAATTCTTTAATCCACTAGTATGAACTAAACTTTCTACAGGAGATTGTTGATCTTTGTAAGAAATAGAACTCTTTACCGAATAAGAAAGGTTTTGATAATAATCATTATCCGCAACGACTTGATAATCTTCACTTAATTTACCAATTCCATTATTCCATCCAATACGTTTTAAGTTTGCATATTCAACATCAAAACTTGCTTCATTAAAATCTAATGATTCTATTGTTGCGATAACTCCAGAATTAGTTCCTTTAATAATTTCTCCAACAGATAATTCATATAAACCAGAAACTTTTAAAGCATTTCCAATATTTTTTGCAACCGACAAATCTCTAATTATTCCATTTGAAGATAATGTTTCTCCTTCAAAAAATTGTGATAATTTTTGAGATACATTAAATTGTGGATAATCATTTTTATTGATTACAACTCCAGAATAATCTTGAAGTGTTTTTGCAATGCCAGTGTTTGTAGTAAAATCAGATACATCAATCGTTACGGTATCATTAAGTCCGAGAGAATTATATGCCTTTACCTCAAAGAACTTGAATCCATAATCCGAAGAATTAAATCCATCACCATAACTACTATCCTTTTGAATTCCCTCAATATAAACTTTATCACCAACATTAAAAGGTTGAGTAATAAAAGTAGCTGCGGTTCCTATGCCTGGTGTCGATATTGTGCACGTAAAAATACCGGTATTTGAAGAATCTACACTTATAATTGAAACTCCGTTAGTATTATTAGTTGCAAATATTTCTACAGTTTCGTCTGGCAAACCTGCAGGTTCTGATTCAACATCTACCGAGGAAATTGCTGATCCTGTTAAATTTGCTTTCAGAAGTCCAGAATCTATTATGCTTCTGCTAATAGGATCAACAATAATCAAAGTTGGTGGATTTGAATATCCTTCTCCATTATTGATAATGTTTATTTCATCTATTGTATTAAAATCTTTTAATAAAATAGTAGGAGATACACTTGCCTTGGGACTTAATGTTTTATCAGAAGAATATGTAAACCTATCACTCAAAATTCTCTTTTCTTTTATAGATCCAACCGAATTTGATTTAACATTTACAATTAAATCAGATCCAAAAGCAGAATTTGTTGATTCTAAAGTTGGTAAAGACTTGTATCCAGATCCAAAAGATAAGACGTTTAGTGAACTTACTGGTCCAGATGCAAATGCAGATGTTGTTGAATATTCTAAAACAGAACATTCGGTAGAAATATATGAAGATTTTTCTGGTTTTGCTGAAATATTTAAATTAAAAGTAGTTTCTCCTGCTCCCGTTACAATAAATGTATCATTGTAAATACTCTCTTGATATTTTATTTCCGAATAATGTTCAACTTCATTATCAGGAATAATTTTAACACCTTCTTTCTCTAAATTATAATATAAAACTTTGGGATTATCGGATTGATAATTTAACGTCAAAGAAGATGTAGTGCCTACACCAACAGTTCCTACTCCAGAAACAACAAAGGTATCTGTAGATCCCGTGGAAACAAATTCATTATTAAATTTAGAATCGGTATAAATTTTGAATTCATATCCCGACAGACTTGAATCTGTTAAGTCAAATACCAAATTATTATTTTCAATTGGATTTAATCTTGGATTTATTAATGACAATGATTGTGAAATGCCTCCAGTTGAAGCAAAACTTACAACTACTGGCGGATTTTGTTGAGAGTCGGAATAAGTTTGGCAAAGATTGAATTTATTGTCATCAATCTTATAAACAAAATATTCTCCGTAAGAACTATCTTCATAAAGAACTTTGTCACCTGTTTTTAATTGATGATCATTTATAGTAAAATCATTTGTAATAGTATCAATTGCTGTTGAATTAAATCCAATTGGATTTACTACAATATTTTTAATTGTTTCTTTGTAAATAACACGAACTGAAGTAGAAGTTCCAATTCCTACCGAAAGTTTTGGATTAACATTTAATGTTACAGTATCTCCATCTCTCAGATGATGTGCAGTAGAAACAGAAACAGCAATTTCACTCTTTTTAACATCACCCAATATTTGAGTATAATTAGATTCAAGCATGTATTGATCACTATCATCTGCATTTGTATGGAAGAATAATTCTTCACCATTAATAGCAGTTTTTAATCCAATCAAATTTGGATTTTTATTAATTACAAAGAGATCTGTAGGTAAGTCAAATTGTGATAATCCATCAGTAGAAACGAGTATGTTAGATCCATTAGGAGTATAAACAACTGATTGATTAGTTACAAATGGATGATTGTGAATATTAATACTCTTAGATGGAATATCATTATTCACCGAAATATTTCCAAAAACAAATGACGTGCTATATCCAACCCCATTTATGGTGGAAATTCCTACAGACTCTCTAGGGTTAAAGAATACTTTATCATTTACAGTGGAATTAAATTTATCTAATGATTTGGGGATAGAGATATTGAAAGAATCTGGTAAGAAAGAAACTGCAGTACCAACTGTATGTGATGTTCCTGCTACTCCTCTTTCGATTCTTAAAATATTTTCATTTCTGAATATGCCAAGAACTTTTAAGGTTTCTGTTCCAATACCAATACTACTACCAACCGATATTTGCTCAGGAATTGGTTCCACATAAATTTCCGTTGTGATTCCGGATGATGTTATAGTGGATAAACATCTTGCATTTGCATAAGAAGGAACCGAAATTCTATGAGTTCCATTTAATGTCGAAAGATTTGTTGAGAATCCAGATATGGTAACATAATCCAAATTCAAAAGATTATGATTTGGTAATATTGAAATTTTTATATCTTTGGAAGAATTCCAAGTAAAAATAGAATCTGGATATAAGGTTGAATTTATTTGTATACTATTGACTTCTTTACCTTTTATAGATTCTACTTCAACATCCAATCCACTTCCAAAAGTATTAGTTTCATCAAAAATGAGCTCATCACCAACTTTATAATCTACACCTGAACTTTGAATTTCTAAAGATTCTATTGAACCTGGTGTAACTGAAATAACTTCTATTTTTTGATCTAAAACATCACTTGTTTCATTAACAAAATCATAATTTGCATTTTTTTCTGATACCTTATATGGTAAGGTATTTCTTAACAACTTAGAATTATTTAAATCAAATGATTGATCTAGTTTATAATCAGAAGGCAATTGAGATCTATACTTATTACCTATGAAATATGGAAATTCATCAATTGTAGCATGATATGCATAAATTCCATTTGGAAATAAATCATTCTTTTCATATCTTCCATTATATTCATCCAAATCACCACTATCATCAAATTTATAATCTTCAACAAAAAATCCATCATCAAATCCAGAAGGTCTATCTACAACATTTGAAGAATCGAGAGTATACCCAGACTCTAGTGTTTTTACTCCTGAAGGTATTGCGGGATCAGGATATCCATATGGACCATAAATTGGATTTCCATCATATGCCCAACCAATAATCCCAGATCGTGAAGTTGCATCTTCTAAGAAAGCATTTCTCAAAGTTTCAAAATATTTTGAAACTGAATATTGAAGTTTATCATTTCCAGTTTTTAAAACCTCACCGTTAGGAAATCTTGTGTGATTATCATTGACTGTTAATTTTCTTATTTGTGGATCAATAAAACAGTTTTTTCCTAAAGAAACTACTTCGATTCTTGTATCTGATGTAGAGTATCCAATACCCGGATTGATAACTTTGACTTCTGTTATTATTCCATTATTGACTATTGCTCTCAATTCTGCTCCAGTTCCTGATCCAGAAACTACCAAATCTGGAGTTGAATAATATTCAATCCCCTCATAACTGATTGAAACGTTAGTTATTTTATCACCAATAACAGTAGGAGTTAATTGAGCAAGTTTTCCATTTTTTATGTTAATCGTCGGAGTATCTTCATAATTTAAAATTGTTGATCCATATCCAACTCCAGACTCATATACATATCCATCTATAATATTTCCCTTTACCACAGGAGTAGTTACTAGATCTTCATATTGTTGCGTGGATGTTCCAATTCCAGAAGTTGTGTATTTAATCGAAACTGAAATATCTGGATATGCAAAATATTGATATCCGGATCCAGTAGATTCCAATGTTTCAAAATAACCTCTTTCATAATTTGAAGGATTAGTTCCACCTACACCGGCATTACACAATCTAAATGAATCATTATCAGTTTTTAAGATATAATATTGGTTTGCACTAGAAATTCCAGAAATAGCACTAGTTTCATAATTGTATGTTACAAGTTCACCGTCATTAAATCCATGATTTTCAAAATTGATTGAATTATCTGCGGTAGATATTCCTGCAGACTTAACAATTAATTTTCTATTTGTATATCCTTCACCACCATCAATAATTTTTACACTATCAATCTGTTTTTTGGTTGAAAGAGTCGAAAATCTATGACTTCCAGAAGATCCTGTGTAGATTCCAACAGAATTGATCCTAGATTGCTGATCACTTAAAGTATAATATAATTTTATTGTTTTATTATTGACAACTTCAACAAAATATGATGAATTATCCGGCAAATCAAAATTATATCCTGCTGTTCCAATTGATACTGGATTGTTACCCAAGGAATTGTAAATTACTTGTTCACCATTGACAAAATTGTGATCTGTCAAAAATGCAATTTCATCGGTTGTTTGACTGACACCACCACCATCAGAAGCTTCATCAGCATTGAATAGAACATCTCTAGGTCTAGAAACCAACACCGGTTCAATAACGGCTCCTTTTCCATTTCCACCAGAAATATCAATGGAAACAATTTTATCAATATTATAGTCTTGGGTGTCTATATAAACTTTTTCAAACTTTCCACTAATAACAGGTTGAATTTTTGCTCCACTACCATTATCATCAGAAACTTCAATAATTGGTGGATTAATTACATCATATCCATCTCCACCAGATAAAATATCCACATCTTTAATTGGACCATAATATACTGCATCACTAGATTTATAATTATGAATTTCTACTCCATTGATTAGCATTCCTGTGTTTCCAGGAGATGTAAGTTGACCTGAACCAGTTTTAATATTTTTTTCTAGTGGAAATTTTCTTAAAAGTTTTTGTATTCCAAGTTCAGAACCTTTTTGTGAGTTTAAAACAAAATTATGAGTTCCAATACCAGAAACTGGTACTGCAAATGTTATATTATTCTTAGTTCCTATTAATGATTGTGATCCGTATAATTTAAATTTATTATTTGTTACTTTTTGAACAAAATACGTCCCTGTGGTTAATCCAGATAAAGGTTCTTCTTGAGATGAATAGTAAACCACATCTCCAGTTATGAAAGGTACATTTGTGGATACAAATGAATTATAAACATCATCTATAAGATCATCTAAATCTGCAATACTGTTTATTTCTACAGATTTAACATTTTCCTGAACATCAAAACGATAGTCATTTACTGTGAAATTTCTTACTCTTGATGGTAATGAATTGGATGCAATATATGCATACTCATCTCTATCAACATAAAGATTGAGAACATCAGATAATAGTGTATCAGATTCAAATCCAGATCCAGAGGATTGTGTTTTGTTTAATTTTCTTCTTACATCATAAAGTTGAGTAGATGTTGTAAATCCTGTAGGAAGATTTTGTAAACTTAGAGTGTTTTGGGCAGCATCAACACTTTCAATGTAAGTTGGAGATGAAGTAGTGATTACAGTTTCAGTCCCTCTACTTAGTATTTCAACTTCATCTCCAGGTTTTAAACTTGATCGATCAATTACAGATGCTAATTTATTAGTATTATTATCGATTACTTCGTGTCTTGTACTTGTATTGTATATTAAAGAATTTGCAAAAATTTCTTTCCAATTTGAATTGGTGTTTTTAATCTTATCTCCAAGACTTTTAATACTAATTATATCACCTTCACTTACCTTGAAATCTTCACTATCCTCCGTTAAATCAGTAATTACTCCTAAAATTATTACTTCAACCTTTTTATCTGTATCACCATTCTCATATGAGAAATAACTATCACTAGATCTAATGCTTGATGTTGCAGATATATTGGCAGTAATACCAGTACATCCGAAAAATTGATTAATGCTCTTTCCTGTATAGGAAATTGTATTTGATCCAGAAATTAAAGTTCCTGATTCTGAAAAACTTAAAGTAGAATCTACTGTTAAAATAGTATCTCCTACTGATGCACTTTCAGTTAATCTTGTATTTGGAGTAATTGTAAAATTACCCTCTACAGAAGGAAATCCATTATTGTTAACAAAAAATTCAATTTTATAAAAAGTTCTGCCTTTTCTTGTGAATGGTTCTACTGCAGAAATAGCAGCTGTTGTGCCACTGTCAGTAGATTTTATGAGAGTTTCTCCAACAATATTTAAAGGTTCTCCAGATATTACCTCTACGATTGCAACTTCTCTTCTAACATAATTTGCAGAAGATGGTTTGACCAAGTATTCCTCCAAATTTATAATAGATGGAGATTCACCAAAAATGACCTTAAAAAGAATTTTTATTGCTTCGTCAGTTCCTTTGGATGCATAAAAATCCTTTGCCCTCTTTATAAAGTTACCAGCATCAATTTCTTTTGCGAAAGAAACGTTTTCTAATCCTGGTGTAAAAGTTGATTTTAATTTTCTATAAAATTCTTTTAAAAATAGTGAACTTAAATTTTGAACAGGTGCGTTATCCTGATGCTGTGCGGCAGTTGAAGTAGAAAATATTAAATCATTATTGATTGAACTTTGATCGTATTCACTAATTCCACTAAATCCACGAACACAACCAGTAAAACTATTAGTTGTTATACCAGTATAGGTAATAATTTCATCATCTACCTTAAGTAATCCATATTGATTTGGAAAACCTTTTGTACTAGAAACTTCAATTATTGTATCAGTAGAAGTTACACTGCTACTTAATGTTGTATTATCAACAATAACTTCTGGTACTAAATTATCTACCCTCAAATATTGATCTAAATTATCACTAATATCAACAGGACCACCCTGATATTCTTGAGAAATATAATATTGCTTTAAAAAATCTACTGCTTTTGGACTCTCGTCCAAAATGAATTCCGGCAATTGATTAGAAACTATATCCTGAATCTTTACCCTAGATTCAATTCCAGTTTGTATCATACTACTTTCTTATTAGACTTCCGTTTGAATAACTCGATGTATAGAAATCACTAACGAATCTGGTTCCAGATATTTCATCACCAGATGCAATTACATCTCTTACCATATTTATTGTACTTTTAGAAATGTTTAAAGAGATGTATAAGTCTCTCAATCCAACAACATCATTAGATTCTGGAAATGCCTGAATTTCAATAACATCACCAGGAACCGAAGTTTCGGTAATATTCAATGGACCAAAAATAAGTTCACCTTTTTCATAATCAATTCTTCCTACTTCTTTAGCAACAGTTATCACATTACCATTTTCATCCAGTTTAAATACTGAAATAGATCCTTTTTTTAGGTCACTATCTGGTGTATCTGTCAGATATACTGTAGAACTTTCTCCGACAAGTTTAAATCCGGTAGATTTTATATTTCTTCCTTGAGGTTTTACATTAAACTTATTTCCAAAACATATTTCATATTGAGCAGGAATATTTAAGTCTGCTCTCAAATCTCGACGAATAATGACTTTTGTTATATTTGATGTGATTGCAGTGCTAGTATTATCAATAACTTGTTGCGTTTTACTATATCTAAATCTTCCACCAAATTTATTCAAATCTAACGATTCTGAATATTTTTGAAGGGAATCGGTAACCGATGTTTTTAATTCATCCAAATTTGATACTTGCGAATAATCATAGTAAACAGAACTATCTAATTCGACGTAGAGGACTTTGAGGTCTGTTATTTTTTGATTAATTCCGGATACTGAATATTGCTTCAACTTCGATAAAATTTGTTCTTTATTGAAGTCAGAAACAAAACTACCATTTTTTGGTTTGATACTGATTTGAACAGTTCCAAACTGTGGAGGACTTAATTGCTCACCACCGACTACAGAAACTGATTCGGTGTTAGGATATATCTTTTTAATAATTGCTTCGTAATCTCTTGCTGTAACTGCTCTATACTGCGATGAATACAATCTTGGAGCATAATACTTAACAGAGTCAATTGGCTCAATGTCACCACCATTAATTGATGATTGATTAGTTGTAATAGTAACAGTTCCTGGATCAATGATAGTTTTTGAGGTATCAGCAGCTTCTAATGTTCCAGAGAATGTAAAAGAAGATGCACCATTACCATCTCTTCCGTCTGTTACAATATAATCTACGGTAATATAATCTCCATCACCGTCTTCACCCAGTTTTTTACCAATAATTCCATCACCAAATCTTAATTCATACTTTTCATCCTGAACTTCATTAATGAAGAAGATTCTTGAGTCTTTATTAACATCAAAAATATTTTCCGAAAGAGTATATTCAAGACCTCTAGTATTTGGTGATGTGCTGATATAAACTTTAACCGTAGATGTATCAATAAAAGAATTATTTAAAACAAACTTTTGATCTAAAGATCCATCATATAAAAATTGTTTGGTTAAAAATATTCCTTGAAATACATTAATATTGGTAAAAGAAGCAGTTCCATTCACAACGTTTGCTGAAACGTCCTCTGGAATGGCAAAAGTATATGTAGAGTCATTGGCACTACCAACACACACTATACCTGCTTTGAGGGTCAATGTAGGGGTGTTTACGGAGGTTGCTACATCAAACGATATCTGTGCTGATGATGCTGTTCTAGAACGTGGTACGTATCCAATATTACCTGCTAAAGAAACAACATTTTCTCTCAATGTGGCAGAATCCAAAAAGGATTCGTTCACAACCATATTTGAGTTAAATGCTGTTATGTAAGTATTATATGCTAACGTATCGATCAAGACAGAAAAGTTAGACCCCTCAAAGTCAAAATCCGTGAATGTAGAATTCGCACGGAGATAATCTTTGATAGAAGTCTTTATCTGATCAAAATCTAGATTTGTATACTTTGTAAAAGGCATTTTATCTTGTTGCCTCTAAGAGGAATGAATATTCTTGTGTCGGAAACTCTTGACCAACAATATCAAATATAACCGTAATATTGAAAGTATTCTCATCTGGTATTGGATCTACTTCAACAACCAAATTTTCTACTCTTTCTTCAAAGTTTTCAATTGCTATTTGGACTTGATCTTGAATTACAGATGCTGTGCCAAAATCGACAAATTCAAACAGAGTTCTTCTTACGTCAGAACCCAACAAAGAGTTAAAAAATCTCTCTGTTGGGATAGTTTCTACAATATTTCTCACAGAACGACGAATTGCGTTCTCATTTTTTAAAATAGGAAGGTCTTTTGTCACAGGATGGGGCTCAAAAGACAAACTAATGTCCTTAAATGCCCTTGATATCCTCTGAATTGCCATTGTTAAAGAGTTTTCTTAATTTTATTTATACCTTATTCCTGAAGATTCTTCTGTCCAACCTTTAAATCGTCATGCATGATCTCTTGAATCACTCTTTCTTCGGGATCTTCGGTTTTACGTGGTAGTGACCAGTAATCTGACGTTAAACTTGTGGTTCCCCACACTTCTCTCATATAATTTACGTCTCTATCGACGGATGAATTTGCCATTTTGCTCCTGTTTTGGAAAAACAGAACTTTTTGAGGGGTTGCTATCCCTATTTTTTATTTATTTTCACCTTCTTCGGGTGCATTTTCACGTTCTTTTGCGGTTTTCCAGAAATATTCGTCCTCACGACCCATTCCAAGTCGATCATTTCCATTTTCGACCTGATAATATTGCGTCGAAACCTTAAAATCAGGCATTTTAGGGTCAACAGGGGTCAGACTATTGTCAAAAATGCGTAATCTATTGTTTGGATACAGTGCATACTGCCCATTTTCAAGTTCAATCAGGTTATGAGACTTGTGTTCGGCAGGATTTTCACTTGTTGCCCAGTCAACATAGTCCGGATCATGGTGATAATTGTCAATTGTGCAGACATAGGTGCCTTTTACAATACCATGATCCCTTGTATAACACTCAAAGTCCATAGAACCAATGAATTTCTTATCTACCGATACGACCCCATAGTCCATGCAATTCCAAAACTGTAAGTTTGGTAGACTCATGTCCGGTGAAGGGGTCTCAGGATCCGATACAAAGGCACTGATTGGCAGTTTATCATACATTGCCGCATACTCTGGTAAATAGGTCTCAAAATAAAAAGCACGTCCAGGAATCGACTTAACCGAAACCCAGACGCCCTTGACAAATTCACCATGTCCACTTTGATGATCGGTTAGATATTCTTTTCTAACCCATACTTCCATTGAAGGAAGATTAGCAATTAAACATGCCATGTGACTTTACAAAACTATACTATGTATTATCGTCCCTGTCCTCGATACCTCTTACGAGCCGAGTTACGCGACGTTGCCGCATATTTTGTATTCTTACCGTCTCCTTGACGAGACTTTTTCGGTTTACCCGGCATAAAACCGTCTTTGACTACACCAACCTTTGAACGAACTGCCATAATACTCCTTAAATTTCAAACATTTTTGTTTCAAGATCTTGAGGTCTTGGAGAACCTTTCTGATAATACTCTATCGAAAGGTCCTCCATAATATCAAAATATTCTTCCTCCGTCAAGTTTCTATAAAGTATATTACCCTTGTGGAGAATTGTATATTTTGTCTGTTTTTTCATCAGATGACCCTTGTCTTTTCGTGACCGACTCTGATACGAGGATCGCACCAGATTTCAAAACCTGCTTCTTTTGCATCGAGACAGAATGATACATCTTCTCCACACATGTCCTGAACCTCTCCAGACTCAAAGACCTGCATCTTTGGTGCAAACCATGGATACTTAATATCAGAGTGCTCAAAGACACCGTGCTTGATCAGCAACCATCCGAAACCTGCATAATCCACCGTGAATGGTTTACGTCGTTTCTGAATGCTCTCTGAGGTTTCGTGATTCATCACACCACCATTGTTACGGAAATCATCCTCTTCCATCCAGTGTGCAACACTTGTAGTACGACCGTCTTCCGTCAAATACCATCCACTTGCAATGTCTTGATCCATTAGAACCAATTGCCAGAACTTCTCAGTGTTGAATACAATGTCACTGTCAATCCATAGTTGCCAATCATAGTGCAACTTTCCGTCCCAGGGAATCTGATCGGGTCCTCGCAATACATTCGCACCCAGACACTTGCATCTTGCAAAATTCACCATTGATGAATAATCTTGCGAGATCTGAATACTTGCCCCTGCCTGCACAAGATCAAAACAAAGTTGAACAAAATTTTTGAGATACGTGTAGGAGACTCCTCTACCGGGCAGACAAAAGACAATGGTTTTTCCTTTCACCATTTCCTTTGCCTTATCATAGTCCCATTCTTGAGTACTCTCTGATGGTTTGGGTGCTTTTGCTTTTACTGTGAATCCTTTAGCCATAACTGTAAGTAACTACATCACTATCATAACACTCTATCTATAATCAGTCAATATCACGAATTATAATACAGTCGTTCTCAACCTCGATGTTTACTTCTACTCCCTCATACCACCCCTTCTCATCACAAATCCACTCAGGAATTATAATATAATGCTCCCCCGATACTGGGTCGATCTCTATGGTCGTTAAATTTTCCTGCGGATTTTTTTGCATATCTTTAAACCCTTGTGCCATTTTTTATATATGAAAAAATTTTTTTATGAGAGAGAAATAACGAAGTCGATCTGGGTCGTTTATAGCTTAGAGGGACCCATCGATTTTATATACGGGGGCGGGGCACGGCGGGCAACACATAAGGGGGGCATATACCCCCCAACTGCTGATATCACGAACGAATGATTATCAGACTGTTGCATACTTAGGGTTGTTGAAGTTAGCAACACTGAAGGACCGACGATTGACCAACTTAAATGTTCCAAACTCATTGTGCATTACATAACCCTCACCGGAAATTCTTTCACCGTTGAGGTATGCTTCGGGTCCGTCAAGTTGACGACACTGAGAACGCAAATCATCCTTCAAAACTATCATCAACCCGTAGAGGTGCATGAGTTTATCATTGCCCAGGAAATCGTCGTTGGTGAGTGCATAACCCTCACGGATAGAACGATTAACATTCTTCTTGATTTGTGCTGCTTCCTTATCACTAACGAAGGAAACAGTTTGCATCAGTTCCTCAATCATATTCACGACGGGAGGTAACTCAAACTCCTCACCCAGTTCGTGATACCAACCGGAATAAATGTAAGCATCACTCTTAACGAACTTACAGTAGGGAGTATCAGTGATGACGAAATCTAGGGGACGTGCGATAGCATCACGCAGGTCAGATTCTGCAGTGTAAAGTGTATGCGGAGCAATGATGATTTCCTCCCGCACGATGTTAGGGAATTTGTAAGTTATGGTGTTTGGTGTATACTCATCGGAACCACCGAAACCAATAAAATCACCCTGAAAAATGCCGTTGGTTTGTGGTAGATAGTCGTAGCAATTGTGGAGGATAGTGGCAACGATGCCGGTGTGGTTAGCATCAATATCCTGGTGCGATTCGTTGATCTTTATCTTCACTTTGTTGAACACAGATTTGGTGCCAACGAAGAAGTTTCCAGTCGCAGGATTGATGCCCCAAACAATAGCAGGAGCACCATCGATTTTCATGGAAAGATGTTGCTTACCTTTGATAGATTGCAGGAACGAAGTGTCACCGGTCAGGATGGTATCTTCGGGGTGTTCGATGTGAAGAATTTTGGTCATGATTGAAGAAGAAAAGTGAAAACAATTGAGGGGGAGATTAGTCCCCCAGAGTTGTCATCCTGCCAGACGCATTCCAGAGGTGAAAGGAATAGTCCGCATTGCATTTTCTGTCAGGTCGAACATTTGAATGAACCACTCAAATTGTTTCTGAAAAATGAACTCTTGCTTAGTTCCGCAAGTGTAACCGAACTCAGAAAGAAGTGCATTTAGACGGGATTTTGTGGTGGTAGTTTGCCACCCACCGTCAAACAATTTGAGGAAGTCATCACCAACCTCGGCAATTTTGTTACCGTGCAGATATACATGGGACACGGGAGAATGCACATTGTCGCAAGTGTGAAAAACTTGGGTGTTTCCAGATTTCCAGTCAGTGTTACCTTTGATTGCGGCAATCATCTGCTGTTCGATCTTACGCATGAATGAAAAGTGTAGAACGTTTGTGAAGTGAAATCCCCTCCACTCCTCTAAGATAGTCGATTTTGGGGGCAGTGCCAAAAAATTGTGCCACCTATCCGACCGTCACATCCGTTCCATTTGTTTCTCTATAGTTTCCCGGCGTTCGTTCATAACATCTACCAGATCAGAATCCAGCAGGTCGATGAGAAGATTAGCACCAAGAATGATGACAATTGAAGCAAGGAAGATACGCATGAGAAAGTGTTAATAAAGGACGAAGGAGTTAGTGTTAGTTACCGAAGAACTCATCGTGACAATCTGCCACGAAATCTATAAGTTCATCAGTTGCATCAAGTGCGAAACGATCACAAACCCAATCGACACAATCATTCAGAGAAGGCATCATCTCACACATGTAATTTGCGAGGTCTGATGCAATCATCTCTTTGAGTTGCCGCATGTCACTTTGCATCGCATAAGTGCA